CATGACCATAATGTTCAATCCTTTGATCTTCATCAATACGATAATCTGTTATGTCCTGTTACAGTTGGCCAAGACGTTCTTTCTCTTCAGAAGCCGTTAGGTGCAGAAGCTCTCGTTACGAACCCGCCCTATCATAAGGATCTTCCTTATCTTATCGCAGACAAGGCAGTAAAGGAATACGACGTAACAGCGATGTTCGTTCGCCTTACATTTCTTGAAGGTCAAAAGCGAAAAAACTTGTTTACAAATTACCCGCCAAGTGATATTATTTTTCTAAGTGATCGTGTTAGATTCAACACGGGCCTGATAGAACCCATAAATAAGACACATCAGATTGGCGGCATGATTGCGTATATGTGGATCGTCTGGGATAAGCGAAAGAAAGTAGACTCTACGAATTTACGATGGGTCTTGTTAAAAGATGAATATGATGAATGGAGAGAACATTATGATAAATGTAGTAATTCCAGCGGCGGGTGAGGCTACTCGACTTCGTCCGCTTACAACAAACTGTTCCAAGGCGATGGTTCGTATCCACGGCAAACCTGCCATCGAGTATATTATTGACTCGATCTATAAGAACTGTTCTGATATCGGTGAGATCGTAATCGTTGACGGTAAGTATGACGACATTCGTGAGTGGGCAAGTAAGAGCATATATAGCGACGACATTCGTTGTGTAAAGCAGGGATCGTTGAACGGTCCCCGTGATGCTATTCGTGTTGGCATTGAGGAACTATCGAATAAAGACTTGCCTCTTGTTGTCTGGCTCGGAGATGCAATCATTCTTGATGAAGATCTTCCTCTTGGAACGGATTTCCTTCTTACTAAAGAAGTGGAGGATCACTTTGCGTGGTGTATGTGGGATGGTAAGAACTTCTTCAATAAACCAGCCGAGACAGTCAAAGATGGTGTAGCTCTCGTCGGTCTTTATAGTTTTAAAGATGGGCACGCAGCATATCATTCATTCTCACATACTTCAGAATACGATATCTCGTTTGCTCTTGAGATGTATTCTAAGCTGACTGTTAAATCATTCGAAAGAGTGAATACGAGCAAGTGGTACGACATCGGAGACATTGCCTCGTATCATCGTACCTGTGCTGAGTTCCTTACTTTTAAAGCAAGAGAGTTCAATTCGTTTAAGTACGATCCCGATCTTAACGTAGTAACGAAGATTCCAAACTATACGAACGACTTCGCCGTAAAGACTGTTATGAACGAAAAGAAGTGGTATGGTGGACTCAACTCTAAGCAGCGAATGTTCGTCCCGAAGGTGCTAGATGATGAATACGGCCTATCCTTGTCTTATGAGTCCGGTACTCTGCTGTCTGACTTGTTCATCCACGAGGACATCTCTAAGAGTACTATAGACTATCTAATTGAAAAGGTTATACTTTCTGTTCGTAACCACTTTCATAAAACTCCTGGCGCGGATTTTCTTGAGGACTTTAGTGCAAACGCTCGTAAGATGTGGATCACAAAGACGTCTGATAGACTTGTAAAGACGGACATTCACCATCCTCAAAAACAATTCTATATGGATGTTGCGATTAAATGCATGATTAAGGCGCTGCCCGTACAAGCTATGCATGGTGATTTACATTTTGGAAATGTGTTGTATAATCCATATAATGACAGCATCACTCTGCTGGATCCTCGTGGTGAATACGGTAATCATATCGGATGCAGTGGCGATCATCTATACGATCTATGCAAACTTTCTCACGATCTCTATCACGGCTATAACTCGCTATTTCATAATAAGCCGTATCCTAAGTATGTTCGTGAAAGCTTTAGTAAGATCATTCGTAAGTACTATCCTAATGAGTACGAAGAGATCATTGACGGTGGTGCACTTCTGATTGCGACAGCAATCCCTCTACACTATGACAGCCCTAATCGGCAACAACAAATGAAGGACTATGTGCATGAGTATGCCTACACTAGTAATAGATATTGATCACACTATTTGTATACCTAACGATGCGGAGAAGGATACGTTCGAGAAGTATGGAAAGGCGAAACCGATCAAAGAAATGATCGATGCCATCAGAAAGGCGAAACAGTCCGGATACCGCATCGTTCTTTTTACTGCTAGGCGAATGGCGACACATAACGGTGATATAAATAAAGTCATAGAAGATGTCGGCGAGCTTACGATTAACTGGCTCAAGGAACATGATGTTCCATACGACGAACTTCAGTTTGGCAAACCAAATGCAGTATACTATGTAGATGACAAGGCACTCTTGCCGAATCAATTTATTGAATGGATTATGAGGGATAAATGATGAAGATTGGTTTTTGCAAAGTTGGCAAATCCGTAAAGTTTAGAAATACTAAGTACTCGCCAATCGGCGGTGATAACGAAGCATCATGTACTCTGCGTGCAGTTGCTAATAACAACCCAGATAAAACTTTCTTTATCATCGGCAGATCTGACTTTGCGACTCTTTCTGAGATCGAAAAAGCAGATCTGTTTCCATATGATAATGTTGTAGACGTATGGGAAGGTGTTGGTCTTGATATTTCTCAGAAGTATTTTGATCATATTGTTAATTACTTCAAAGAAAAGCAGATCACTCTAGACTTTACCATTATGATGGTCGGCCAACTGAGCAACGTTACTATTCCTGACCGTATCGAAAAGGTTCGCGAAGGTAACGATGGAAAGCCAGCTCAGACTCTCGACATGACTAAGTGGTACACGACACCGATCTTTACTTGGCTGAACCAAGAGAAGCCACCGTATATTGAGATCGTTAACGATCCGCGTTATACAATTAAGCAACCGCGTGATATGTTCCATATGCCGATGCGTTCTCTTGGCCAGTTTGATTACGACTACGAAACGTTTTCTATTCGTAGCTACGAAGATCAAGAGCGTATCACTCGAGTCGTACACTCTGAGTACGCAGGAATGGAAACTGCGTTCTGTGGTGACTATGAGTATACTCAAGAAGTTAATCTCGGTCGCAAGACGGACTTCATGGTTGTTCTTAACGAAGGTAAGCCGTCGCGTTACGATCTACTTAAGGAATGGGTACTAGATAAGTTTGAAGACGTTGAGATCTATGGCAAGTGGGAACACGATGCTGTAAGTAAAGACTCTCGCTTTAAGGGGTCCATGCATATCGACGAACTTCAGAAGAAACTTAGAGACGTTAAGTTCACGTTCATTATTCCTATCAAAGAAGGCTGGGTTACTTCGAAATATATCGAAATGATCCACGCGGGTGTAATTCCGTTCCTGCATCCGACTTACGATATGCAGAGTCACCTTCCTATTCCAGACTTTCTGCGTCCAAAGACTCCTTCTGAGTTCTACGAGCGTATGCAGCATCTGATTGATAATCAAGATGAATACGAGACGTTACTTAAGGATCTTCGCAAAGCTGTTCTTAAGCCGGAATATTACGACGGTACTTTCATTAACGATAAGATCATGTCTACGTTTGATCCTAGCTATCAACGCCCAGACGTAAGAGTCTTTGAAAAGAAGACTGTAACGACTCTCGAAGACTTTTTTACATAAGGATAAAATAATGACTGATATTACTTGGGTACCTCATATCCCACTCATTGGTGGACAGATGCTCGGCGCAGAAAAAGCTTTCGGAGTTCCTCCTCTTGCTATCTACTCATACGATGGATTTCAAGCAAACGATAGTCACTACGTCAACTATCAGAACAACGTAAAAGGACGTGGATTAGAGTATCGTCTTCTAGATAACGGTCCGCCAATTCATAAGGTGGACGTTGTGTCGGGTACTCCACCCTGTGCTGCTCTTTCTCAGTTGAACACAGGCCAGACTGCGGAAGCAAAGGGCGCAAACTGTGCTAAGAACGAATGGATGTACAAGGTATTCGAGGACGCGATCGACCTATTTGAAGCAAAGGCAGTCGTTGTAGAAAACGCTCCTGCTCTCTATACGAATAAGGGTCGGGCGGTCGCGAACAATTTGTTTGACATTTGTAATAAAAGAGGTTATAGTTTAACTCTGTACAAAACATCTACGATGTATCACGGCATTCCGCAAGCTCGCGATCGTACTTTTGCTATTGGTTGGAAGTCTGAGAAGGCACCTATCATGGCTTGGTTCAAACGCGATCGTAAGAACTTCCGTGAGTATCTAGCAGAGATAGAGAACAATACGCTGCAACACGATCTTGTTATCAATAACAAACTCGACGATGAACCATACTATGCGTTTATCAAAGCAAGAACAAATGAAAACCCAAGGGACGTCATTATTCGTAGCGGTAACATAACAGCTTTTAACTACATTAATCGTAGTGGTCTACTCGACGAAGCAAACAAGTGGATGCACGAGGTCGGCCACGCTCGTGGTATCAAAGTATCGGAACACGCCATTAAAAAGTTCGCAGATAATAAAGGCATCTGGGATAGCTCGACTCATGTATTCGATGAATGCATGAATGCTGTTATCGGCCGTAACCTTGCTGATACGATACATCCAATTCACGACCGTTCCCTTACGGTTCGTGAAGCTCTGCATATGATGGGCTTCCCTCACGACTTCGAACTCGTCGGCGGTCTTGCTAAAATGAACCATATTGCGCAAAACGTTCCTGTACCAACTTCGCGTGATATTCATTCTGAGATCGCAAAGTTCGTTCGTGGCGAGTTGCCTATGTCCGGCACAAACTATCTACGTCAGAACAATCACTACGAAAAGAATGAATACGATCCTCTCGGAACAGGATCGCAGAAAGCAACTCTAGAGGAATTTTTTGTATGACTAACCATCTTATAATCGACTTTGAGACCATGGGAAAGGATGCGACCAAGTGTGCTGTAATCGACTGCTCAGTGATGGTATTCAATTTCGAAAAGTTTACGAGTAATCCGTACTCTCTAAACAGCATCACTGAGACTAGAAAGTTTAAGCTGTCCGTAGTGGATCAAGTAAAGAACTATAGTTGGGAAATTGACAAGAGCACTCTGCAGTTCTGGGAAGAACAAGATGCAGATGTTCGCGCTAACATTGCGCCAAAGAAGACGGATCTAACGGTTAAAGAATTTATTCAACAGTTTCACGAGTTCCTAATTAAGTCGCCAAAGATTGACTATTGGTGGAGTCGTTCTAATACTTTCGATCCAATCATTCTATCTCGTTTGTTTGATGCCGAAGGCAAGCGCCTTCATCTTGAAGAGTACCTTAAGTATTGGAAAGTTCGTGACACGCGAACCTACATCGATGCAAAGATGAACTTCTCGACTACGAATGGATTTACACCAATGCTCAATGAAGAGAAGTGGAATAAATCATTTAAAAAACACGACAGCGCGTGGGATATTCTTGCTGACGTACTTCGTTTTCAACAAATACATCGTGCTGAAAACGATCTTGACCTATTATAAGGAGTAAATGATGCAACTACAAGTCACTGCTGAGCACCTCAGAAAATATTCTATCTTCATTGGAACTCCAATGTATGGTGGACAATGCGCAGGTATGTACTGTAAGTCGACCAACGACCTAGCCACTCTCTGCGCAAAGTATGACATCAGTCTTAAATTCTACTACCTGTTTAACGAGAGCTTGGTTCAGAGAGCAAGAAACTACGTTGCAGACGAGTTTCTTCGCTCCGATTGTACTCATCTAATGTTTATTGACTCTGATATTGGCTTCCGTCCTAACGATGTTCTATCCCTTCTAGGAATTCAGACTCTACAGCCGGATGAGTATGACATTATGACTGGGCCATATCCTAAGAAGACGATTGCTTGGGAAAAGGTAAAGAAAGCTGTCGAGATGGGTAAGGCTGAGAACCCGCTCGATCTTGACTTCTATACTGCTGACTATGTCTTTAATCCAGCAAAAGGGCATACGTCGTTTCGTATCGACCGACCAGTCGAAGTAAGCGAGGGTGGTACCGGTTTCATGCTTATTCCTCGTGAGGTATTGGAAAAGTATAGGGATGCGTATCCTGAACTTAGATACATTCCAGACCACGTTCGCACGAAAAACTTTGATGGTTCTCGTGAGATCACTGCATTCTTTGATTGCGAGATAGATCCAGTATCAAAGCGTTATCTATCAGAAGATTACTTCTTCTGTCAGAAAGCTCGAGCTATCGGAATTAAACTACACATGTGTCCTTGGATGGAACTACAGCACGTCGGTTCTTATATCTTCAAGGGATCCATGGGAGCGATTGCTTCAATTGGAGCAAATCCGACAGCCAGTAGAGAATCGAATGAAAAGACTTACAAAGAAAAGAAGAAGAAAGCATTTAGACCTTAATGTTGTTGACAAATGCAAAACCATGTGATATACATATACTAATGAATAATGATCAAGGAGAGATATACTATGAAATTTTCTGAACGCACTCTTACTATCCTTAAGAGCTTTTCCACCATCAACAAATCAATCGTCATGAAACCTGGAAAGGTTTTGCGTACGATTACGCCAGAAAAGAATTTGATCGCGATTGCGAACATCGAGGATCAGTTTCCATCCGAAGCTGTTATCTATGATCTTTCTCGCTTCCTGTCCATGTTGAGTCTGTATCAAAACCCAGACGTTGAATTCCATGACAAGTACTTCATCATCTCTGAAGGCAAGCTCAAAACGAAGTATGTCTTCGCTGACATCTCGATGATCGTCGCTGCGCCTGAAAGAGAGATCGGTATCCCAACCGCTGACGTATCTGTGAGCGTGAAATGGGCAGATCTGCAGTCTGTAATGAAAGCGGCAGGTGTTTTCCAGTTTGGTGAGATTGCATTTATCGGCGAGGATGGTAAGTGCTATCTGCGAGCAATCGACAGCAACAACAAATCGTCAGACGCATTCGGTGTAGAGATCGGTGATACTAACGACACCTTCACTCTCATTCTCAAGACCGATAACCTTAAGTTGCTTCCGCAGGATTACGAAGTAACTCTCTGCGCCAAGGGCGTGTCGATGTTTAAGGGTGCTGACGTATCCTATTACGTCGGTGTTGATACTAGATCTACCTACAAGAAAGGTGAATAATGTCTGAAAAAGTAAACATTACTCTACAGGATATCGCTACTGCTGTTTCTATTATCGATATCTGCGTTAAAAGAGGCGCAGTTGAAGGATCTGAACTTACTGTAGTTGGATCTATTAGAGACAAGTTCGCGACGTTTGTTGAACAAAACAAAGCGCCGGAACCAAAAGAACCAGCTAAAGAAGCTGAATAACTTCTTATTCTTTACACGACACACAGGAGATACATAATGGCGCTTGACGCAAAGATTGACGAAGTACTTTGGGTCGAAAAATATCGTCCTCGTTTAATCGAGGATACGATCCTACCACAAAAGACTAAGGATACGTTTAAGAAGTTCGTATCCGATAGTTCCATTCCAAACCTACTGCTGACAGGTGGTCCAGGTATGGGAAAGACAACCATCGCAAAAGCTATGCTCAATGAGCTCGGCTGCGATTACATCGTTAAGAACGGTTCTCTTAACGTCAATCTTGACACTCTTCGTTATGAAATCTCGACGTTTGCTTCGTCAGTCTCGTTTAGCGGTGGCCGTAAATACGTCATCCTTGACGAGGCTGACTATCTCAATGCAGCTAACGTTCAGCCTGCTCTTCGTAACTTCATCGAAGAATACTCCAAGAACTGCGGTTTCATCTTTACTTGTAACTTTAAGAACCGTATTATCGAACCTCTGCGTTCTCGACTTTCTGAAGTGGACTTTACGATTGAAAAGTCGGATCGCCCAAAGATGGCTGCTCAGTTCTATAAACGTGTTCTTGCCATCCTGACAGCCGAAAACATTGATCACGATAAGACTGTCGTAGCGAAAATCATCGAGCGGTACTTCCCAGATTTTCGTAGAGTTCTCAATGAACTGCAGTCGTATGCTGCATCCGGACGTATTGATGAAGGTATCTTTACTGACATCAAGCAAGAGACTGTTGACAAACTTTTTGTTATGCTGAAGGAAAAGAACTTCACCGAGATGCGTAAGTGGTGTCTCGATAACAGTGATCAAGACTCGAACGAAATGTTCCGTACTATCTACGATGCTGCTGCTGAAAAGGTTGAGCTTAAGAGTCTTCCTGGCTTTATCGTTACTCTTGCTGACTATATGTATAAGTCTCACTTTGTGGCAGACCCAGAGGTTAACTTGGTTGCGTTCCTGACTGAAGTTATGTTCGAGTCAACCTATAAATGAAGTTCTTTTCAAAGAAACCTGAGACGTGTTTCTTTTGTCAAGTTACCTTGAGTGCAGACAACACGTTTACACTTCAATACTCATCCGCAGAAGGAGTGCATACTGCAAAGATGTGCGGCGTGTGCTCTAAAACATTTGACGAACTTGCAGATATGAAAGAAGAGCTATATGACTCAAGATTTAAAACCATTTGACTTTGTAAAGTCTGCGTCGCACAGTAAGAAGGATCTAATTCGTGGTTCTGACTTTCCTGAGCAAACTGAGAAGCAATACATTCCGTTCATTACAAATCGAGCGTTCGCTGCCTTCGAGGATAGCATACTTCATGCGAACGAAATGAACATGCGTCACCATCTTTTTAAAGACGCTCAGTATCGCTACTATCTCGGTGTCCTGAGATCAAGGAACAGGTTCTCTCCTTGGCTAAAGGAACAGAAGAATACAGACCTCGATATGATACAGGAATACTACTCTGTGAACAGAACGGTAGCAAAGATGTATCTTAAGGTACTGACTGAAGAAGACTTGAAGCGTCTGCGTGACAAATTCCAGAAAGGCGGATAAGTATAAATACTCGGATGGCTTTTATGAGCATCATCGCAATAATAATAACTATAAAGGTGAACTCATCATGGAGAAAGACTTATTCCGAGGGATCGGCGTAGAAATAACGCTACCAAATCCTGATAACTTTCTTAAGATAAAAGAAACGTTAACACGTATTGGTATATCCTCGAAAAAGGAAAAGAAGTTGTATCAATCGTGCCATATTCTACATAAGCAGGGACACTACGCGATTCTTCACTTCAAAGAACTATTCATTTTGGATGGTAAAGAAAATACATTCGCGGACGAGGATAGAGCTAGAAGAAACACTGTGATTAATCTTTTAGAAGAGTGGGATCTATTAAAGATTGTTGATCCTTCAAAGTCTGAAGACCCAGTCGCACCACTCAGTCAGATAAAGATCATATCACACAAAGAAAAGGACGAATGGATCTTAGAACCTAAATACAATATCGGAAAAAAGAAGTAATTGAAGGAAATTATACTATGAATGTTTTTCGTCTAAACAAAAGAGCAGAGATACCAACGCCAACTTCTGATAGACCAGGCCAGTTTGATATTAAAGCGTGTTTCGATCTTGGTTCTAAAGTTTCGTATCACAATAGCGTAAATAAAGAAAACTTTGTTCCTGTACGTGTTATTAGCGGTAATGTATGCGTACAGATATACCCAGCTCAGAGATTTGCAATACCAACTGGGTTGATCTTTGACATCCCTGAAGGTCATATACTAAGATTAATGTCGACGGCTAACGTTACCTTAAAGAAGGGTCTCGTTATCGTTGACGGAACTGGAATTATTAATCCACACAGCGGAGAAGCTTTTGTGACTCTGCATAATATATCAGATACGCCTGCCATTATTAATGACGGCGAAAGTATTGCTCTAGGTATGCTTGAGCAAGCACTGGTCTATGATATTACAGAGACTAGTGAAAGACCGTCGTAAGACGGAAAGAACCGGGTTATAACCCACATTACACAACACACAGGAGAAAACCAATGACTACTAAGAACCCATTCGAGATCCGTGCCGAAATGCTTCAGCTCGCAAAAGAGTATATGGATCAGCAGTACCATATGAACGTTCAGTTTGCCGAAAAGATGATGGATCAAGGCAAGAAGACCGCCGAAGAAATGAAAGAGCATTATAAGATGTACTCCATGGATGAACTCATGGAAAAAGCAAAAGAAATGTACTCTTTCGTAAGTAAGAAGGACTAACACATGTTAGATCCGGATCATTCTTACTTAAGAAGTCTGTCTGAAAAGAAGACAGGCGGCAAGTAAATATAAATAGAAGTGGAGGCGCCAAATGGGTCTCCACTTTTTGCAAACCGGTCAGATGACGGTTAGAATAAAACTCGCTTAATAAAGGAGAAACAAATGAACACACGTAAGTTTAGTACAAACGATCTACTTAGCGATCCATTCTTTATTGGATTCGACTCAATCTTAAATAAGATAGATACAATCAATAGATCCAACGCATCAAACTATCCACCATACAATCTAATTAAGACTGGTGAAGACACCTACGTTATTGAACTAGCTGTAGCAGGATTTAAAGAAGAGGACTTTGATATCGAAGTTCACGACGGAGTCCTTACGATTAGCGCAAACGTAGTCGACACCGGCAGTACTAATACAACTTATCTACATAAGGGAATTGCAGCAAGAAGCTTTACTCGTAAGTTTACTCTCGCCGATACGATCGAGGTAAAGGGTGTATCTCTAGAAAAAGGTATGCTAACGATTGAATTGCTCAATGTGGTTCCTGAAGAAAAGAAACCAAAGAAAATACAAATTGTAAAGAGTAAAGAACTTCTTCTAGAGTGAATGAAAAAGGGAGCGAAAGCTCCCTTTTTTAATTTGCGCCAGCCGGTCTTGAAAGAGCGTCTAGGTCAGATCTACTCGCACCAAACGAGTTTATTATAGTAGAAGCGGTGCCGCCTCTGGAATTAACATTTGTCTGACTGTTATTTGGTGCATTGATAATGATTGGTTTTGTAGCAGCCGCTTGAGTTTCAATAGCTGAAAGTTTTAGTCCCCAACTATCATCAAAGTTATTTGCTAAGATTTGTCCAGCATCGGTATTTCTTGGAACGACAGCTTCTAGGCCGTGTAGAGTTGCACGAGTTCCTTCACCAAAGTTAACAAACCCTCTCGTCCCAGTTCTCATCTGTGGCCCAGATCCAAAATCTTCTTGGAATTCTGGAGTAACAACATTTCTTCCGCTTCTTCTAGCATTTAACTCTCTAGGAGTGAGTTCTCTAGAAGTTTCATCTTCATCCCATGAAAATAAACTTCCAAGCCAATCGATTATAGAGTATACCTTTTCCATTATCCAATCTTGTAACTTAAACGGCGGGCCTTCCGACTCGTCAAACCCGAATAGTCCTTTAACGAAGTTTATTGCCATATTCACTGGTGCAAATACGAAGTCCTGCAACTTACCGAGGGCACCAAAGAGAGTCATGTCTTCTTCTGTGAACGTGAAAAGATCCGTGACTACGCTCAATGCAGACGAAACTCCATCAAATATAGATCCTATAACCTGCTTAAATATATCAGTAAAGCTAAACGAATCTAGAACTTCCGCTGCTTTTTCAAATCCTAGAGCTCCAGCAACCCACGAAACGACGTTCTTTAACAGATCCAACGGGGCTGCAATTAGCGACGTGAAGAACCCAGAAAGCGCACCCTCAAAGGCACCGAGTATACCACCTTCTGCGTAACCATCTATTGCACCCTTAATCGTTTCAAACGCTGTCATAATGATTGCGATCGGGGCAAATATCTTTCCCACAACGCCAGCTATCTTTCCAATCTGCGATCCTAGAGATCCAAACCATCCTGTTATTGACTTAAAAATACCAGCTATTTTTCCAGGCCCACCACGAGGACCGGCCAATTCCTTTAAAGTAGTGAGAGCGGTTCTAAACGGTTCAATAAGAATATCTATTGTCTTTCCAACGGATGATATTAAAGCTGCAAATTTTGAACCAGAACCACCGGCCGAACCGGCAGGAAACAAACCCTTTATACTCTTAATGAAATTATTAAACGCGTCATCTACTGCAACTCTTACAACCCCGGCCCTAACCTTAAAGTCGTCAACTATTGACTTAAACCCAGCCGCTATCGAAGATATTCTAGAAGATAAGCTTACTTTAAAATCGTCGAATATCTTTACTAAACCCGGGGCGAATGCTTTAAAGTAAGTTTTTATTGCTGTTAGTTGCCCTTTGATTAGACCGATCGTTGCCCCAACACTTAGAGCAAGAGCCGCAGCCCCGACCGCAAGTGCTGCAAATTTACCTAGAATATTTTTACCAAAGAGTGCAGCCAATCCACCTAACAAGCCAGCAAGAGTGTTATCAGATTGAGGCTGCGGGGCGGGTGGTGGGGTGGGGGTCGGCTGTTCTGGAGTTTGGTTTTCTCTACTACTTCTATCAGCAGCGGCAAGTTTGTCTCTCTGTTCTGCTTTTTCAGCTTCGCTTACTTGCAGATTTAACATTGTTTCCAATATTCCGGTCTGTTGTTTTATTTGATCATACGTAGACGACAATATCTTAGTCTGTGCTTCAATTTGATCATATACAGATACCATAATAGATTTAAAAATTCCAGCCTCAGATGACGCAGATCTGCTAGCGCTAGGCTTCAAAATAGATTCTAATATCCCAGTCTGTTCTTTAACATGGTTATCTACAGATTCCATTAATTGAGCTAGGTCGTTTACGTCCGCCATTTTTAGTTCCTGCTTTCCTCTTGTTTCTTAACAAATTCGACCAGCAAGTCGAAATAAAGATCTCTTTCATAAGGCATCATATTTTCAATTTCTGTTATTGAATACTTGTGGTGTTGAGCCATTCCGAATATTTTTTGGTAATACATATAGAGATTTGTATGACTCAACATCAGATAAAAAAAGATTGAATTCCTTCTACAACAAATGTCTTTTTGTCACCGTTGGAATTTACGTATGGTATTTCATGACGAACCTTTGGAATAGTGTCAAAGAATTCTTTCATCTGTTTCACTACGTCACTGTGAAGGCTCTCAACGAAATCATCAACTTCTTTCTTTGAAAAGTCTTTAAAGTTATACACCGTGTCCTCAGACGCGAGCTTATCCATGCAAGAAATTAGAATCTCAAATGAAGAGTTTGTGGTTATCTCTTCTTCATTTAACATACCTTTAAACATGCTTATAGAAGGATACTTTAAAAATAATGTATATGTATCATCTATCTTAATTCTATTAACGTGTCTTTCATCTTTAATCACTTTAACATTTGAAATTTCCATCGAAAGCTTAATCTTTTCTTTCGTATCAGGATCTTCTATCTCAAATTTTATTTCGTTATCTACGGACTTTGATCTAAGGTTAATGAGAATATATTCTAAGTCAAAAACTGCAAGATCTTCTGCATCAAAATCAATAAGGCAATTATTCACGATCTGATTTACCGCATTCATCATTTGTGTACTATCTTTTGCTTCTTGGGCAGTTAACAGTATCTTTTCTTCTTTTACCGTAAATGGTCTAAACTTAACTATCTTGTCATTAGAAGGAAGTCTCAACTCATATATCGGTAGATCAATCTTAGGTAGTGCCATTCTATAGTCTCCTTATTATTTAAAAATATTCCCAATTGTGTTCAAACCAGTTTTTATTTGAGAGAACCCATTGTTAAAGTTATTCAATCCCGTATTAAATCTTGTGAGAGCGTTAACTGCATCCTGAATTGATGTTGGTAGTCTTCCTTGGTTGATTAACTGACCAGACGTTCCAATTCTGTTTATTAACTCAAGGTATCCAGTCCCTCTCGTGTCTCTCTGCGTGTATGTTCCTTTTTTGAATCCTGATACGCTAACTCTTGAGTATGCAAAATTCACAGTAGCAGTTGCGTAACTGTCGTTGTCAGACCAAGAAAGAGTTTCTCCAGATACTTCAGTAGGAAACGCGTCTTCTAAAACGTATTCATAGTAAATATCTTGAGAATCAGTACTATAGTTCTTAATTGTTATTCTGGTCGATATATCTCTTATATACCCAAGTTCGTATGGTAACTGATCGTTAACTGATAAGTATCCGCCCCTAGTCGTATCAAAGTTAACTACGCTTTGCATCCACTGATGAAAGAAACTAATAACCTGATGATCTGAATCTAGCATAAAAATTGCGTTTACTGGCGTAGGAACCATTTGAACCGGAATGGACTGTCTAATGCCAAAGCCGTTTGGATAATTATCTGTAACGCTAACGTTTATGCCGGGCGCTTGAACCGCCTGACAAAAGAACGTTAGATCACGTAAAGCTATACCTCGTATAACTGGGGCATTCGCGATTTCAACCACAAATAAGTTCTTACGGGCAGCGCCGCCGTACTTATTCATTGTGCCTTTAAATTCGTTTATGTTAAATGGCATTATCGCCCGCCTCTTATGATCTTTCTTGAGTCTTCCCAGACTTTACTCTTACTTGCGCCAACGAAGTTTTCTGTTGGCAAGAAAAGTGCTACGTCCCACTCTGATGGATTTATGTACACAAGCCTAGTCCTTACTTGTGATGCTAGATAGTGTTTCACGGTTGGTCTAAATTCCTTGTATTGAGATGCACCGTTCAATAGACTATATGACGCCCTTAATTTAGTAGTTTCATCAAACTTATCATTCGATGCAACATTATATAAAGCATCCATTAATTTTGCTCTTTGTGTGAGTGGCAAGTAGTGAAAGTTAATACCAAGAAAGCCACCCTTTGCTCTATTTATCGGGAATATAAGAGGAAACCTATCATAGTAAGGAAGCGTATCTTTATGTTTTGGATCGTACACAAACATATACATATGGCCGATACGAAATCTATTCTCATAACGATCAGTTCCCATTTCACGTATGAACTTGAGTTCCTTGTCTTTAAACTCAGATTTCGCAATACCGTTTGCTTGGTCTCGGTACCAATCACGCGCGGCCTTTGTTCTCGCTGGCACCTGCCCAGAACGAATTCCCTTTAGGAGAAGATCGTCAAAAACCTTTGCTACCATATTACTTAATTCCTAGGTGATCTTCGGTTATAACTTGAAACTGCCAACCCTTTTCGGCGCAGAACTTTTTTGCTGCAATCCATTTTGCTTCGTTTACTCCGTAGGTCTTCACTTCGTTAATATACCTTCTTGAAACTCTACCGGATGGAGTAGCATTCTTCTTTCTTATATCCGGTGGCTTGGTTTGAGCCTTAGGTTTTATCTCTATCATAATAGTCTCGGTAACACCCTCAGCAGTCTTTTTCTTTAGAACCACGTCTGGAAAGTAACGATGCATTCTTCCATCTATAGGAGATAAGTATGGAACTATGTACTCTTCAGAAGCCCACCATAATACATCTGGGTGATCATCTAGATGACGAAAGAACTTAAACTCCCAAAGAGAACGATAGGTGATTTTAGTTGGATCGCCATTATACTTCTCTGGATGTTTTGGTCTAAATCGGCCTTTGTAAGACATGTCTTTCCGTTTTCAATATAAATAGAATCAATCTCATATCCTATTTATAAAGGAAACTTGCGTTGCCCCCACCAAACTCGCCTCAGGCTGCCGTTAGAGGTAGCAAAGGTTCGAAAATAGTTCAGAGCCTGCGTTTCCCTATTCATAACCAGGGCGCGCATAGAATGTTGATGGTGTTCAATTCATATAAGTATGTTTCGCCAGGTCAACGTGGATTAAATAAGATAGATAATTTAGGAAGAGACAGTCGTAGAGGACAGATTCCAGACGGAAAGACTGTCATTGAATTACCACTGCCAGCGAATCTAGAGGATGCATACAACGTTCGTGTCCAAGGATACGACGCTGAACTGTCCGGTGCTCTCATTGCTGGTGCAGCTTCACAATTTGCTGGTGCTGGCGACCTAAGTACTGGAAATATATTAAACGCACTCGGTGGCGCCCTGAGCGGAACTGGATTAGATCCTGCGTCTATTATGTCTTCGGACATAGGTGACATATCCAGAAACGTTGCGTTTCTAGGAAGAAGAAATCTGCCATCAAATGCAGGCAGAGCTGTTGATACTGGTTTAGGAAACGTCATCAATCCGAAGACATCACTCTATTTCGATGGAGTTAACCTAAAGCAGCTTGCATTTAACTGGACTCTCGCTCCACAAGACTCACAAGAGTCCGATGTGATAAGAGATATAACAAATGCCATTAAAAGAAATATGCTTCCTTCTTATGGAAACGCTGTTGGGTTTACACAGGCGCTCTTAAACTATCCTAGCACAGTTGACATATTCTTATTAGGTGTTGATCAGCAATACTATATGTACTTCAAGACTTGTATGGTTCAAGGGTTCACTGTAAACTACACTCCGAACGGGTTGGCAGTTGTAAAGGGAGGTAAGCCAGCAATTGTCGGCATTGGTATGACACTTGTAGAAGCTGACATTCACACATCAGAAGATTACGGTGGATCTAGCACAGTTAACCCTGGCTTAGTCGAGGATAGAAGATAAATGAGCGGCGAATATTTCGAAAAGCTACCAGAGATAAGATATAACAATGTTCTTGTAAGAGATATTACAAGAAGAGTAAACTTTCTTAAACAGTCGATAGAGAATCCATACTCGTTTCTTCCTTATACGATAGAAGAAGGTGATCGCGCAGAAGATATTGCATATCATTATTACGGCGATCCAAACTATGCATGGCTCGTATATCTTGCAAACAACATCATAGATCCGTATAACGAATGGCCCATGGATGAAGACACCTTTCATAGATACCTAATAGATAAGTATCAGGCTCAGTCCGGAGGAAGAAAAGGTTGGGATGTGGTAGACTGGACTAGAGATAGTTCTAGAGACGACAATATAATTTACTACTATAAAGAACTATAGCATAAATTCATATATCTTAATCTAACCATAAACAAAACGTACTTCGCTAAAGGAATAACATGGCAACCGATATCATAAAGATAGCACCAAATAGTTTTAAAACTATCTTTCTTCGTAAGGAAGATAGATTAATACTAAGAACCGAAGCTGGGAGACGAATTGTACTTCAGCGTATCGTACCAGAACAATGGAAAGCATACCGTATATACGAGTATGAACAAGTTTTAAACGATAACAAAAGAAATATACAACTAATAGATCGCACTTATCTATCTCAAATAGAAAAAGAATTGGAAGATAAGCTAAGATGAATGGATTTGTTTTACCTGGATACTATAGGCTTATCTCAGCGGTGATCACTCCGCTGAATGGAGACGGCATCGAGATACTCGGTTTAATTCCAGAGTTCTCGATCGAAGAGTCTCTAGATAAGGATAGCATTCGCGGTAGCGCATTGGTGTATGACAACATTGGTTTACTTGAAGATCTTCCATTAAGAGGTGAAGAACTGCTTACAATTCAAATAGAAGATGCACTAAAGAATAGAGTAACACACGAATTCGCAATATACAAAATCACCGATGTTGAAATCAAGAAGACAAACGACGGATTGACTTATAAGATACACTTTATGTCAAAGTATTCTTTTGAAGCAATGTTTCGAAGAATTATAGAACCGTTCGACGATACTGTTTCAAACATCGTAGAAAACATTTTTAACAATTACTACCCAGGCTCAAAGCAACTTATTCTGGAATCTACGATCGGTTTATTTAGATGCGTTATTCCAAACTATACACCTATGCAAGCGATGAACTTTCTTGCAAATCGCGCCTATAGTCGAAAGAGCCCGTCCTGCTCGTTTCGTTTCTTTGAGACATCTGAAAACTATTACTTTGTTTCTGACGAGTATCTTATCAATCGTTTCCTTGAGAATAAAGAAGAAATCAAAGAATTTACATTTAGTGATGCAGTAGATAAGTCTGGAACTGAGTTTCTTGCTCAGATGAAGAACCTTGTCGAGATAAGAAACTCTGATAGAGTCAATAGCGCAATGGATTTGATTTCTGGCGCGTATCGTAGTAATGTAATAGAAATTGACTTAATAAAGAGACAAGTAACTCTCCCAGGTAGATCAAACAAATATGAATATGATTATCAGAAAGCAAAAAAGAACTACATGTCTTCTTCTGGTAAAGGACAAGGTCAAGATACTCATACTGACGATTTCATAAACGGATATTTTACTCCAGAAAACGAGAGAAGATACATTGTTATTCGAGACTACGATGATTCTGGAACGAAGCAATTAAGAGGCGATCAGTTTATTCCAGAGATCGTCACTAACCGTTTGGCCTATCGTAACCACCTAAATCATACAGTCGTTTATGCAAAGGCGCATGGCCGCCTCGATCTTAGGGCTGGTGATATCATTAACATTAAGGTTCCTGAGTTTAAGATCTCTTCAAACCCCCGGCAGAATAGACAGCTATCCGGTTACTATATGATAAATGATCTGACGCATGTGTTCAATAAAGACATACATCAGACCGATATGAAACTTGTTAAGTATGATTGGAGTACAAGAGAATGAGAGAAACTGGTGTAGGTCTATACGAACCTCTCTTCTTTATTGGAGTAGTTGAGAACAACATTGACGAGCGGTTAGAAAAGAGAGTCCAGGTCCGTGCATTTGGAGTGCATGGAACCGTGGATCAGGTGCCAACTGAGAAACTGCCGTGGGCTACTCTTATATATGGTAGCTACGATCCAAACTCCCCTCTACCCCCTATAAACTCATTTGTATTCGGATTCTTTGTTGACGGCCGTGATGCACAGCAACCAATGATACTTGGTCTCATACCTACACAGTTGACCGAAGTGATTAATCCTTCTGTAACTGGATGGGGTGCAGTTCCTGGGCGTGACTCGAATATAATCGCAAAGGGATCTACTCCTGACGATTATGGCCAACCATCAAACTCAAGACTCGAAAGAGGCGAAGATATTGATCAGACTTATGTTCTTTTACAAGAGATGAACCGAGTAAAAGATGCGCCGACCGCAAAGATGAACAGCGACGATACTACTTCCTCGTTTGAAGAACCAGCTCCGGCATATAACGCACAGTATCCATACAACAGAGTTATTGAAACAGCAAGTCACTCGATAGAACTCGACGATACTCCAGGCGCAGAAAGAATTACGATATTCCACAAATCCGGCTCTTATGTATCAATTGACTCGAACGGCACTTCAGTTCATAAGTCAATCTCTGATAAGTACGAGATAAATGATATGCATCAACATGTATATGTTGGTGGTAAGAGTCAAGTGACTATCATGGGAGACAGCCGCGTTCTCGTAAAAGGAAATAAGATAGAAGAAGTTGAGGGCGATTTAATGCAGATCGTTCACGGCAACCATCTTCTATCTGTTGCCGGTCAAATGAACCTTAATGCAAGCGAAGAAGTTCAGATGAGAGCTGCTAAACTTCGTCTTGAGGCTAACGTTGAAAGTGTAAACATAAAAGCTGGAAGAGACGTTAAGATACAGAGCACGGAATCTACAAACATAAAGTCCAAAGCAACGTTTATTGATTCGGCCGAAACCACGGACATAAAGGCTGGAGACGACATTCATATTCAGTCCGGCGGAGATGTGCATGTTAAAGCGGCTAATGTTAAAATGGACGATAGAATTAATTTGGCTAACGGCGCTGCTGGCGATGCAACTGGTGCTGCAGGTGCAGAAGGCGCTGAACTTCCAGAACCAGCTGCAAAGAGTGCAAGCACGACTAACTATAAGAACAGTGCTTCTTTCGGTTCTTCGGGGTATGCATCCCAGGACGAAAGTGGAAGTGGCTCTTCGTCGGGTTCGTCTGGTGCAGATCCAGCTGTAGAATTCTCGTCTCCGGCAAATGCAAGTATGAATCTTCTATCTCTCGTGAAATCCTTCGAAGGATTTAGTCAGTATCCATATGAAGACTATGGTCAGTGGTCGATTGGTTACGGCAGTGGAGTTGGTCCTTCAAGCCAGCCACCAAAGATCCCTGGGCCTATATCTGAACAAGAAGCAACGAGACTTCTTGAAGAAAACCTTCAGAAGTTTGTTGTCAACGTCGAGACAATAAATCAGAAGGGTAACTATAATTGGTCGCAAGAGTCAAAAGATGCTCTTGCTTGTTTTGCTTATAACATTGGTAGTATAAACGAACTAACTGCTAACGGTACGAGAGATAATGCTACGATTGCGTCCAAGATGCTTGAGTATTCAAAAGCTGGTGGCGTTACCTTGAGCGCTCTCGTTCAGAGAAGAACTATCGAAAGACAAAAGTTTTTAAACGGTCTTGCTGGAACTAGCAGCGGTACACTCGTTTAAGTATTCGGAGGATAATACATGGCCACAAGTGGTCTATGCGGTAAAAGAAATTGTGTAACTAGAGTTGGATCTACCGGCGAAATTATAGAGCTTGAGATTCCTGAAGCAATTGATATTGGTGAATTCACTTCAAACAGTGTTTCGTCTCTTATCAACACATTTCAGTCCGGAGTTATTTTTTCTGCCGAGGATACGGATCCAATCACGGAAGTTATTCGTAACTACGGCGCCGAACCATTTTACTCTTCTGTTTCTGCTGTCAACCAGTTTTTCGTAAGAGACGATGTAAAAGGCTCTGGAATATTTGACATACAAGACCCGCCAAGAAATGGGCCGGATGTAAAGGGTTTAATTGATCCTGCAATACATCCTCTATTAACGGACAGAATTAACACCGGCATCATCTTTACTCCAGTTGAAATAGCAGAGTTCATAAGAAACTTTGGTTATACTCCAATTACACTATCGACAACGTCTTCAATTATATCAATAAAACTAATAAATGAATTTGAAGCATTCTATACTAAAAACTTTACACAGAGTACACTCGGCAGTTTCTGTTCTCTAGTTCCAGGCATCTTTGGTGCCATCGGCGCTTTCTTCACCGCGCTTCAAGACATAGCAAACCTAGTAAATAAACTAAAGAACTTTGCTCTTAATTTTTCATTATCGTCTCTTATTGATCAGCTTAAGAATGGTATAACTAAAGTTTTGGACAAAGTGATTGATAAAGTAAAGAGCATAATTGAAAACTTTTCACTTGAAAACATTATCTCTGATATTAAAACGTTCTTAGTTGAAAAGATAGGAGGGCAGTTTCAAAAGATAAAGGAAGCTGCGTTGAAGTTCTTTGACCCAGAAAACCTTAAGAACTTTAAAGCTAAGATAGAAGCCATCATAGACTACGCGGCGAGTATATTTAAAAACCCTACACTCGAAGACATTCAGTTTCTCATATACAGATTTTGTCAATTCGTTTCTCAGATAGAGAACGGTATCAATGCAATTAAGAATCCTCTAGATACATTTATAAACTCTTACAAAGATACGGTTAGAATTCTTAGATCAAATTCCGCGCCTAACACTACGAGATCGGTAACGGCCGGAGCGATTCGTTACGACTTGCCAGCTAAGGGTAGTGGAATAAATACAAGTAGAGAAATTTATACAGCCGCTGGAGATATTCCGCCAATGGGCCCGGAAGATTTTCAAGCAGTAACTCCTTGGAACGAAGGTAAGGGTGACTCTAGAGTAACGTTTAACGGTAGGTGGGTTGCTGCTTTAGGAAGAGATGGTTGGGAAAAAGTTGACATTGGAGTAAGAGCAATGTTAATGAAAGTGCAGAAAGACTTTGGCAGATCTCTGTTTGTAAATAGTGGATATAGATCACCTGAATATAATGCTAAGCTGAAAGGCGCCGCTAAGAACTCTTTGCATATGCAAGGAAAGGCTTTAGATATATCTTGGTCTGGCATAAACGACGAAACTAAAGAAGAGTTTATAAGATTGGCGAGAATACACGGATTTAGAGGAATAGGAAGATACGGCTCTGGGTCAGGAAACTTTATTCATATAGACGTAGGACCGGAAAGAACGTGGTCAAAGGCATGAGGGATTATAAGTGGTAGTACAATTAAACTCTCCAGGTAGAAGTAGGCCTAGTCTGTTCTCAGACTTTCATAAAGACATGACTCAAAATCCAATTTCAGAAGACCTTGCTATTAAAAGGGACGAAGAGGCCGTAAAGGAAGCAATAAAAAACCTTATTCTAACGGATAGAGGTGAGAGGTTAATGCAGCCTCTAGTCGGCGGTAATATTCGTGCTATGCTTTTTGAAAATAATACGCCGGCCACGATAAAGATTATTCAAGAGATGGTAAAAGAAACGGTAAGAATCTATGAACCGAGAGCGACTCTATTAGATGTAATAGTCCAATCTTCGTTAGACGAATCTACTGTTCAAGTCGCAATCTATTTTTACATAAATAACGTCGAACAGCCGATCACACTAACGGTGTTCCTAGAGAGGACAAGATAAATGGCTACGAAACCAATCAATGAGCTCGATTTCGCAGCGGTTAAGGATCAATTTATAGAATTCCTTAAGACTCAGACTCAATTTAAAGATTACAACTTTGCGGGTTCGAATATGAACGTTCTTTTGGATGTTCTAGCGTATAATACCCATATGAATAACTTTTATACGAACATGGCGATTAACGAGATGTTTTTGGACTCTGCAGTTCTTAAGAACTCAGTCGTATCTCATGCGAAAGAACTAAACTATCTGCCAAGATCACGATCATCTGCTAAAGCGGTTGTAAATCTGAGCATTATTGATTCTACAACGCAATCTCAAACTATTTCTATTCCAAGGTTTACGGAATTTGTGACTACGTTGCAAGGAAGTTCATACACGTTCTTAACAAACCAATCATACATCGCAAAAAGAACTACTGGAAATACTTTTGTTGCAACAAACGTAGAGATATTCGAAGGTGAAATTCTTACGCAGTTTGAAAAAGACGGTTTCTTTCTTGACGAAGAAACTTTTCTGAGATGTAATCTCACGAACAACAATATAGACATTAGTTCAATTGAAGTGTTTGTAGATGAAGTAGCTACTGAAGGCCTCAATCAATTCGTGTACACTCCAGACATATTTGGTGTAACTCCAACTAGTAAAGTATTTTACTTAGATGCAAATTTTGATGATACCTATTCGATTTATTTTGGAAGAGATGTCTATGGAGAGCAGCCTAAAAAGGATATTGACGTAAAAGTTCAGTATCGCTCATGTAACGGGACAGAGGCAAACGGCGCAAGCAGATTTTCAACTACGTTTAAGCCAAACGTAACAGTCTCAACTGTTGCAGTTGCTAGCGGTGGCGCCGAAAGAGAAAATCTTGAAAGCATTAAGTTTTTTGCACCCAAGTCTATTCAAATACAAGATAGGGCCGTGACAGCAAACGATTATGCTATCCTATTAAGACAGCGGTTTCCAGAAATACAATCAGTTTCCGTGTACGGCGGAGACGAGTTGGATCCTCCACAATACGGTAGAGTCGCAATCACAGTCAATTTACAGGGAGAAGGAATTCTTTCTGATACGAGTAAGAGTGAATACATAAGATATATTTCTGATAAGAGTCCTCTTACGATTGAACCAATTTTCATTGACCCAGAATTCCTCTATGTTGAAACAATAATCGACATAACATATTCAAAGAAGTTTACGACCAAGTCTACACAGGAACTAGAATCTCTCATAAGAAATAGAGTACTATCTTATAACTCCACAAACTTAGATGATTTTGGTGAGACTCTTAGATTGTCAAGGCTTGCCGCAATCATTGACGACATTGATGATGGTATTTTAAGTAACTCTCTATGTCTAAACCCGATTATCGAGTACGCACCGGTTCTTAATCTTACGCTAAATCCAAAGTTTAGATTTGATACGCCCCTAGTTAAACCGTACCCTTATCGTGCTGCGACCGGATTCGCAGACTTTAAACCCTCTATAGTTAGTACTTCGTTTACGTATAAGGGAATTAAGTCAAAACTTCAAGATAACGGTGATGGTAGCATGCAAGTAGTAAGTGCTAGTTCTATAAACACTGAAATACTAAATCCATCAGTTGGTACTGTTGATTATTCAACTGGCCTCGTTTCTCTCGTGAACTTTGTCGTAGAAGGTTTTTCTGGAAACGCAATTAAAATATACGCAGCCTCGGTGTCTGCGGATGTAAAGTCCCCTAAGAGTCGTATCCTTACGATAAGAGATGAAGATATTGTCATCAATTTCATAGAGTCCAAGTAATGTCAATAGATAAGCTAATATCCTTTCACATAGAAAGACAGTTTCCGGCGATATATCGTGAGGAGGGAGCTGAGCTAATTCAATTTGTAAAAGAATATTATAAATTTTTAGAAACAGAAGATAACCAGTCCATCTACAACAGTAGAAGAATATTTGAGTATCGTGATATTGATACAACTTTAGATCGGTTCGTCATATTTTTTAAAAATAAGTATCTTTCCGATCTTCCGTTTAATGATAATACTGTTCGCATAGTAATTAAGAACATTCTTGGCTTATATCGTAGAAAAGGATCGAAGAACGGATTAGAATTATTCTTTCGACTCTTTTACAATGAAGCTATTAAAGTATATAACCCATCAAGAGATGTCTTTAAGCCGTCGGATTCCATATGGAGAAGCGGAAGATATCTACAGATGGTACCAAACGACGGGTTATTCTCTTCTCCGCGAGCACCAGGAAAGACTTACACTTATATAGATATAATTGGAAAAAAGATTACTGGCGGTGCTTCAAAAACAAAAGCAACCGTAGATAAGATTAACTTCATACTTATCAATAATACGTTCATACCGATCATTTTTATAAATGATAGCACCGCGGACTTTTTGAATCTGGAAAACATATTTTGTGAATTAGATGGCGTGCCAATTAGTTTTGGAATTATTAACGGGTCATTAACAGCCGTAGACGTTGATACTAACTTCAGAGGAACGTTAAATAACCAAGTAGGTGATTTAGTTACATTTAGAACAGTCCCAGATGGAATTGGCGCGTACGGAACCGTCACGGAAGTATCTGAAAATTTCACTGGTATTATAGAGTACAACATTCTTGATGGTGGATGGGGTTATTCTATTGATTCAACAAAACTACTCGTTTCAAACCAAATACTCTTCTTAGATAATATCGGCGGAAAATTCAATATACTTGAAGCACTGGAAGATACTGCCGGAAACAGAGGTATAGTCATAGGACAAGACAATATATCTGTTGGTGTAAAAATGGATGCTGGTGACGAATTTTCAAACAACGCCACTATCTCCACGGTGGATAGAGTTGTAAACGTTAATATATCAGCCCTTTCTCCAGGTACTGAGATTAGAATTGTTGGTAAGAATGATACTTCTCCTGGACAGCTTTACCCGGACACAGCAAACACTGCTGACGTAATTTTGGCAGAAATAACAAATGAAGAAACCGTTTCTTTAATCTTTGATATCATAGGTGATTATGTAGGAGTTTCTCTTAATGCTGCAAACTATAATTCTCCGCCGGCCGCGCAGCCGATGTCGGGTGGGACGAATCCTGTAACTATAAACACCGTGCTATCATCCGCGTTTGACTTATTACCAGTTGAATTAGGAACTATTGTTAGATTTGATAACGTAAATCCTGGTGACAGTTATGTGAACGATGTGTTTGCAATTGCGTATGATACTCGAGTCACGCTATTTACAAAGAAGAAACAGTTAGTAACTCTAGAAAACATACCAGCTACTTTAAATGTTGGAAGTGAGATAGCCCAAGGTTTAATAAGAGGAAAGGTTATTGCTATACAAGATAGCACATTAACCGTAAGACCTTATTCATATACTGGGTTTAACGCGTCTACTTACATAACCTTTGGCGGGGCAAATTGGAACGTTGTTTCTGTTTCTCAAGATTTTTCTTCAAGCGAAATATCTGGGTTTAACGCAAATATCGATGCGGTAACATCGTTTGGTGTTGGTAGAATACGAAAAGTGTCTGTTATAGATTCTGGTTATGGTTATGGAGACAATAGAACCGCAGAAATAATTGATAAAAACGGGAATGTTGCTACCGTGGGAACAACTTCTGTTAGTGGGCAAGGTTCTTCTGGCGGGTTCTGGTCTTCTGTCAATTCGCACCTAAACGGTTATACAAAGACAATAATAGGCGACGGTGTTGATAAATATTACGACTCAGGAAAGAGAGTCCATGACAATAGATACTATCAAGAATATTCTTATGAAATTCAATCCAAGATTGATATAAGAGAATACGAAGAGCCTCTAAAACAAGTAACTCACGTCGCGGGAACAAAAGTATTTGGGCGATTTAATCTTGAAGAGATGGTAGAGTCAAACGTTAATATTAGTAATGCGACTATAGCCCAGCCAGAATAAATAGAATAAATAAAAGCAAAATGCAGGGCGCAAGCCAAGTAGAGGTTATATATGACACGAACAGTTGCAACGAGCAATTATAGATCTGGCTTGACTCGTCTATTTGTCGAGGATATAGGATTTAACAGTTACTATCTTTTTGCGTCAAAGACCTCAAACACGTCTGTCATTAATTCAAATACAAGTAAGCTAAACTTTTTAGAAAATACTCTTTTTGGAAAGAGAATTAATTCTGAAGAAGTTTTTTATATGATAAGAAACTATCCATGGCTTTCTGATACTACATACGACCAATATGACGACTCAATTGATATTAGTAAAAAGATGTACTATGCTGTAGTATACCCGGAAAACAATCAAACTGGCGACTATCGTATATACAAGTGCCTGTTTAATAACTACGGAGCAAGATCTATAAATCCGCCAAACTACAGTCTTTCTACGGCAGATCAGATCTATATTATGCCAGACGGATATGTATGGAAATTTATGTACAGCTTAAGTGAAATAGAATTTGAAAAATATAATAACTTAGGATACATTCCTATTATAAATGAAGCGAATTCTAATACAGTCGTGTCTGATACCAGTTCTGTAGATCAAATATTTGTTACAAACGCCAATACGAACAAAGGATACGAAAAAGTCCAAGGGAGTATATTCGAGATTAACTCAGTCACCGGCGAAATAGTTATTAGCGAAACCGTTGTTAATAGCTTAAGTGCAGTTGGAAACTATTATGCTGGATATACATTTTATGTAACAAATAATATCCCGAATTCAAGAGCGTACAGAGTATCTTCTTATGCATACAATCCTACAACCAAAAGAGCAACGATAAAATTAGATGAAGGTGTTCCAAACGATGGTGTGTTGGTAACAACCTCTTCATATAGTCTACTCCCACGAATTGATATAAGAGGCGATGGTTCTGGCGCAGTTGCGATTGCAAATGTTTCAAATCTTGGCGCAATAGAAACAGTCAGGGTTTTAAATAAAGGTTCTGGTTACACAAATGCAACCGCTACTGTGCCGGATCCGTTTGCATTTGATCCGGTTGCTTTTGGTTCGTTGAACGAAAGAGCAATCTTAAGACAAGTGCTGTCGCCACCTGGTGGGCATGCTTCAAACTTGGTTGACGAGCTTTCTTGCCGTCATGCTTTAGTTTATGTAGATATAACGGATTTTGATAATACTATCATTTCTTCAACTAACAAATTTGCAAGTATTGGGATAGTAAAAAATCCAGAATTTAAGACCATACAACCTAGTATATTTGATAACAGAATCGAACTAGCTCTAGATTCTCATTTGTTATCTGCAGACGAAATAGTTACCCAGATTGAAACGGCAGATACTACGAGCGAGTTTTATAACGAAGTTCGTTTTCGCGGAAAAGTTCATAATGTTTCGAATAACTTTATTTACTTGTGTGAATACATGGGTTCATTTCCTAATGACATTGGTACTTATGCAAACACTGACTTTAGTGATATATCTCTAAAAGTTAATCTTCCTCTGCTATCTCCACAGAACGAAGTTCTAGTGATAAATATCGATAACAATCCAGCGTATCCTATTGATTACGGTGTGAATTACCCTGGTTTTAGATTATCTCCATATGTACAAAGATCCGGAGAAGTTTACTATATGAGCAGCTTCGAACCAATTACTAGAACAGAAGAGTCAAGTGAACGATTCAAAATACTTCTTGAGTTTTAAGGAAACATAAATGCCGATTAATAAAGACCTTAACGTTGCACCATACTTCGATGATTTTGATCTTACGAAGCAGTTTCATAGAATTCTGTTCAAGCCTGCATTTGCTGTGCAAGCAAGAGAACTAACTCAACTACAAACGATTTTTCAGAATCAGATAGAACAGTTCGGTGATAATATCTTTAAAGAAGGATCTATCATCAAAGGTTGTAACTTTACTGAGCTGAAAGACCTAAACTACGTCAAGGTGACCGATAAAGTTGGTTTTGATCCAACTAATTATGTTGGCTTTAATGACACCGTAGAAATTGGAGCGACCGAATACGATCGAGACAATTCATTCGAACTCAGAGGTGCGGTATCTGGAGTCACGGCAAGAGTCATAGCCGGTTCTCGTGGCTTTGAAACGAGAAACCCAGATTTGAACACGTTCTATATAAACTATACATCAACATCATCCGGAAATAAAGTATTCCAGCCCGGCGAACTTATTAGAATTTTTAAGATAAGCATTGTCGAGATTGGAACTAGTATTAACAGAACTGAAGAAGAAGTAGCGACAATAAACGTCACAACGTTTTCCGGCGCAGTTGGTAACTCATTTGGTTTAAGATCAGCCCCAGGCATTCTTTTCCAGAAAGGTCACTTTCTATACGCAGAAGAGCAACTCGTCGTAATATCAAAGTACACTGGTATCCCAGACAATGTTTCCGTTGGATATACTATTGAAGAACGCATAGTGAACTCGTTCCAAGACTCTTCTCTTTTTGATAACGCAAATGGATCGACGAACCAAAACGCGCCTGGAGCAGACAGGCTTAAACTTATACCAGTTCTTACAGTTCTTCCTACAAACGTAGCCGACTCCGACACTGCATTTTTTACTCTTACTCGCTATACGAACGGTAGTCCTATTCTTCTTAGAGACGTATCTCAGTATAACGCGCTAGGTGAAGAAATGGCACGTCGCACATATGAAGAATCTGGCGACTACATAGTAAGAGACTTTAATACGAAAGTTATAAGAAGAGACGGAGCGCTAAAGGCTAGTGTTAGCAGCGGCCTAGCATATATAAAGGGTTATCGTGTTGAAAGCTTAGGAGAAGTAATTCTTAACATAGATGATATTTCAAATACTGCTATTGACCAAAGAACAAACCAAGCGGTATCATTTGATTATGGTGGTTACTTAAATCTTCTTAGTACTGCATCTTCTGGAGAAGTAACTCTAGGAGACTTCTCAACAGTATCTTTAAGAAACACGTCAAACGCTGCAGCTGGAACTGCTAGAGTTCGCAACGTAACTAATGACAAGGTGTTCCTGTTTGATATTCGTCTAACTGGTGGAAATAAAATCACTGACATTGAAAGAATACAGGGAACGAGTGGGCAATTACGAGTTTCGAATAATTCTGTAATTCAGCAAGCAAGTCAAACATCTATGATATTTGACACCGGCATGACAAGCTTGAAATCTACAAGCAATATATCGCTGCCTGTAAGAACATCTAGATCATTAACTGGGCAATCAGGAACTTCTATAATTTTATCTCCTGGTATTGGAGAAGATTTCAATTTAGACAATGATGATATACTATATGTAGACGATAATAATCTTAAGATAAATGTGCTTAGCACAATTATTTCCGGCGGTAATCTCGTGTTAACACTTGCTAGCAGCACAACGGCGGCCGCTACAGTTTATTTTAATAAGAGAATCGTGAGTGCTACTCCTTTCACAAAAGTTTCTACGGATCTTTTTGTAAAATGTACTTTCGCAAACACCGATATAAATGATTCTTCAAAGTTTAATCTTGGGTTCCCAGATGTTTACGAGATATCGTCGATTGTAGATTCGTTAAATAATAACGTGACTGACAGCTTTAGATTAAGAACAAACCAAAAAGATAACTATTACGATCACTCTTACATAGAATTTATACCAGGAAGACCCGCTCCTTCTTCTGGCCTAATGACTGTTAGCATGAAAGCATTTAAATTAAATGATACTGGAGGACAATACTTCTTCACCGTAAATAGCTACGTTGGATCAGGAGTTCCTAATAATAAGGTTCAGATATTTAAAACGAGTGGCGGCAAAACTTTCAATCCGCGTGATTGTATAGATTTTAGACCATATGTTGATCCAAAGAGTGGCGCAAACTACACAAATGCGGCGTTAATAGGAACGGCACCAACCGTTAGTAGCTCTACAACCGGTGTAAATCTTGCACCAGTATTTACTCTGCCAGGCGGTCGTGAAATACTTACTCCAGCATTTAGGCAGTTTGCTGAAATTGATTACGAATACTATCTAAATAGAATCGACGCAGTGACTGTAGATTCTTACGGTAAGATAGAAGTAGTAAAGGGAACCGAAGCCGAAATTGCGGTAGTGCCAAATATAACCGGCGATCATATAAAGATATCGGAAATATACATTCCAGGTATACCTGCTTTAACGCCAGACGAGGCGGCAGCTCAAAATCAACTCAAGTATTCAGTTAAGTTGACCCCTAAGGGAACTCACAGATATAAGATGAAAGATATTGAGAATATCGAAAAGAAACTTGATAATCTAGGATATTATGTTCTTTTATCAGCTCTTGAGGCCGATACTCAAAACTTAAATATAACAGACGAGAACGGGCTGTCCAGATTTAAAAATGGTATCGTAGTAGATCCATTTAATGACCTTAGTATCGCAAATCTTGAGAACACCGAGTTTAATGCTGCTTTAGACTTTACAGAAAAGTCTCTTATGCCAGCCGTTAAGACATATCCGTTGAACCTTAGGTACAATTCATCTTCGTCTGCTTCTTTATTCCCGTCAACATCAGACGCAAAAGTAGCAACACTTCAGAGAAATACAGACGTTGCAGTTCTTTCGCAACCGTACGCAACGGAATTTAGAAACTGCGTCAGTAATTTTTATAGTTATCTTGGTCAAGGCATACTCAAACCGGAATACGATTCTGCATATGATACAGTTACAAATCCAGTCAATATAGATATTGATCTAGTAACTCCGTTCCAACAGTTCACAGACGCACTTCAAGAATTTATACCTCTTACGTCAACAAACAGCACTATCATTGGCAGCACCCTGATAGATCCAGGAAGACGAAGTGTTATAGGTAGAAGAGGAACTGGGGCTACTTGGGAAGATAGGTGGGAAGACACGACTAGAACCGTCAGTCCTACTGGTGTGCAGGTAATCGAACAGTCAGTTGGTGATTTTGTTACAAACTTTAGCTTTAATCCTTACATGCGTTCCAGAGCAGTTAGAGTGTATATGGCCGGGCTTCGTCCAAATACCATTCATTACTTCTTCTTTGATAAAGTTGATGTAAATCAATATATCATTCCTGGGAATAGGGTCGATAATGTAGATACAATACGTAGATTCGGTTCTGCTGGAGATACAGTAACTTCTGATGAAAACGGTGTGGTTCGCGCAATATTCTTACTGCCACCAAAGACATTCTTTGTAGGGGATAGAAAGTTAGAAGTAGTTGATGTAGATCAATACGAGTCAATCGAAAGTAGCTCTACATCATATGGTGAAGTAACATACAGAGCATATAACTTCTCTGTTGAAAAATCTTCGCTTACAGTCTCAACTAGAACTCCTCAATCATTTATAAGTGAAACTACCACTGATAGAACATCTATAAGAAGAGCTCTACCTCCACCTCCTATTCCTGATCCACCATCGCCAACACCTCCAACTAGACCACCTGCGGTGAGAGGCCGAGGAAAAGATCCTATTGCACAGACATTCTTCGTAAAAAGCGGCATGGGTCTTGGATCAAACTCGATATTTGTTTCAAAACTAGATCTTTTCTTTAAGAGAAAGAGCGTCATAAACGGCGTGAATGTTGAAATACGAGAAGTCATAAACGGTTACCCATCATATACTGTGCTTCCGTTCTCAAGGGTGCATTTAACACCGTCGCAAGTTCTAACTTCAGACGATGCGTCTGTTGTTACTACCGTAACATTCGAGACTCCTGTAAGACTTGACGTTGAAAAGGAATACGCGTTTGTAGTGTTACCAGATGCTTCAGATCCAGACTATCTTATATTCACATCTAAAGTTGGCGGTGTTAACCTAACACCTGGCTCAAACCAAGGACTACCGGTTGTTCAAGACTGGGGTGACGGGGTTCTGTTTACCTCTACAAACGGAACTGCTTGGTATTCATATCAAGATGAAGATATTAAGTTTGCCCTATATCGTCATAACTTTAATGCTAGTACAGGATCGGTCACTCTTGTTAATGACGATCACGAGTTCATTAGCTTAAGTTCTACATCGGGTGTCTTTAATACTGGCGAACAAGTATACACCATAGAGTCAAGAGACGGTTCTACTTCAAACACGGTAGGTGTAACTAGCGGAAATAACTTTATCACTGGTACAAATCTATCAGCCACGTACTCAAGTGGGGATTATATACTCTTAAACGACGGCGTTTCAAATAAACAGATCTTCAGAGTTAACAGTTCAAACTCTACAGTTATCGTTGCCGATAGTCCGGCATCATTCACAGATAGCCTTGACGCGGTTCCAATTACTCTTGGAACTCTAGTTCATTACAATTCCAAGTATCCGGACTTCATAATTCTTGAGGGATCCACCGCAACATCTACAAGAAAGTTTACGTCAAGTGATACGATCTATGGATTTGATAGTGAAGCTGAAGCTACTGTGTTAAGTATAGATGACGTTAACTTTAGTTACTTGCAACCTTCTATTACAAGAACAAACAATAGTGTGACTAGAACAACTCTCAGTGGAACTTTCGTAGACCCAGCGGTTACTACAAATACATATACTAAAGATACGCCATTCAATGATAAGACTGTATTTACTGAAAAAGGAATGGTCGTATTTAGTAAATCAAATGATATAACAAGAGCAAAGGGTCTTTATTTCACCGTAAACATGTCTAATGGTGAAAATGTAACTTCTACACCGTTTATAGACGTAGAGATGGCATCTGTCCTCGCATATCAATACAAGATTACAAATGATCCTGCGACAACTTCAAAATATATATCCAAAACGGTAGAATTAGTTGAAAGTCTTGACGCGGAAGATATGCAGATATATGTTACCGCCTATCGTCCAAACGGAACCGATGTTCGAGTGTATATAAAACCACAGGCAGCAGAAGATCCTAGCGTATTTGAAACTAACAGTTGGATAGAACTAGAATTGACTCAAGGAGTGAATCAGTTCTCATCCGTTAGTAATATAAGAGACTTTAGGGAGTTTGTGTTTACGGTTCCTAATACTGCAAAAACAAGCGGAGTGCTAACATATACAAACAGCATCTCAACGTTTGAAGGTTACCGCCGTTTTGCGATAAAAATAGAACTTCTTTCTGAAGATATTTTTAAAGCGCCTAGGTTGTTGGATTACAGAGGAATAGCACTAACATGATTAGAGACAATTCATCAAAAGCGTTAGTCAATAACGACGTGTCAGCTCTTAATAAATACAAGATAGAAAGAGATAAGCTAAGACAGTACGATCGTCTTTGCCAGGATGTAGTAGCAATAAAAAAGACTCTCTCTCTTCTCTGTGAGAGACTAGACATAAAAGATGGTATTTAAGAAATGGCAAAACCAGGTTTAACACAGGTCACTACCGCGCAAACTTTCCAAGCGTGGTTAGATAAGACGAATGATATTGTGGATATTTTTAAGACCGATGCGGTAACAGCTTCTGCTCTAGGTGACACTACTACAGGTAACGCAACTCTTGTAGGTTCATTCACCGCCAATACGGTAATAGCGTTTAATACATTAAGAACTGATGCTATTTCCCCAAAGGCTGGGTCAACTTCAATATCTGCTTCGGCTCCGATAAACATAACAGATTCGACTCAAGTTCTTCAAACTCTTACGAGTACAGCCGGACCTAGAGTAAACTTTTCTTCATCTTCTAATATATGGCAAACAGGATTTGAAGACACCGCAACCAACAACTTTATCATTGATATTGGCGGCGGGGCTGCAAAGTTAAGACTAACAACGGCAGGTGATCTCAGTGTTGCCGGTAGTATAACTTCTGGAAACGGCGGCTTTGTTGGAAATCTTACTGGTAATGCTGACACTGTAACAAATGGCGTGTACACGGTTGGAAATCAGACAATAGCCGGTGTGAAAACATTTAGTAGCAACATTGTAGGAAATCTTACTGGTAACGCATCCACTGCAACTACCGCTGGGGCATGGACAACCGCGAGAACTCTTACGCTTGGTGGCGATTTAACTGGTAACGTTAGTATCAAAGGTGATCAGAACGTTACATTGACCGCAACGATAAGTGGAGGCGCCGCTAGCACCGCCGATTCGTGGACAACCGCAAGAACTCTTACACTTGGTGGCGATTTATCTGGTAGTGTTAGTATCAAAGGTGATCAGAACGTTACATTAACCGCAACCGTAGCACCGAACAGTGTTGCTCTTGGAACGGATACAACTGGTAACTACGTTGCAGGATTAACACAGGGTAACGGTATTTCTATAGGAGGTACTGCCGGTGAAGGTTGGTCGCCGACTGTTAGCATGTCTGGGTCATACACCGGAACATTTACTGCTTCTGGTGACATTACGGCCTTTTCTGATATAAGAACAAAGAAAAACGTTTTAACTATAGAAAACGCTCTTGAAAAAACTCTAGCTTTAAGAGGAGTCACGTTTTCTAGAATAGATGACGAAGAAGAAACGCGAAAAATTGGTTTAATCGCGCAAGAAGTTGAATTGGTGTTACCAGAAGCAGTTGTTACAAATGAAGACGGGTTTAAAACTCTTGCTTACGGTAATATAGTCGGTCTTCTTATTGAGGCAGTCAAAGAACTCCAAGCAGAGATAAAGGCAATTAAAAACGTTAGTTAAAACTGTTTGGCGATGTGTTATAATTAGAGAGTAGGTGTATCTATATAATGCTTACCATATAACAACCGCAAGACAAACATAATGTTTTTATGTCTTCGATATAAATAAAAGAAAAAGAGGTTTCTTTCTATGTCTAAAATATCAGAACTTGGTAGGATTACTGGCAGTCTCACAAAATCCAAAGATTTGTTTGTTACTGTTAGTCTAGATCAAGGCGACGATGGAACAAAGACTCTTACTCGCGCCGAGTTAGTAAATGCGGTTCAGCAAGAAATTTTCGATACGATCAAGATCGATGGCGGCGATTACATTCAAAATATTCCGTTGAATAATGTAACTATCGACGATTCTGCGGTGCAAGATTCTACAATACAAGATTCTATAATCGATGATTCCGTTATTAACAATCCAAACATAAATGTAGACACAGAATTCACACCTAGCATCTCCGGCGACGACTATTTTTATCTAAAGGATATATCTTTAGGTGAAACCGTCGCGATGTCGTATTCGCAATTATATGACGAAATTTCAAAATCTGTAAAAAAAGCAAAAAAGATATATGTTAGCGTTGATGGGAACGATAACAATCCCGGAAGCTATATGCAGCCTGTTGCCACGCTAGAAAAAGCGGTACAGATGGCTAACGCCGCGTCCTTAACAGTACCAACTGATATACTAGGAAGAAAATTAGTACACATTTCAGTAAATCCTGGATCGTACTATACAAACGGAGAGCTGTCTCTTCCTGATTGGTGTTCCGTAACTTCATCTTCTGGTCAGTATACAACAAACATAGTTATGAACAATGGATACGAATCAAAGAATTGCTTTCTTCTTGGTTCTGGTTGCTATGTGCAAGGTTTTTCTTTCTTTAACTTTAAAGTAGATAACTTCGACGATCCTACTGGCGGTTTTGCCTTTGCATTTAGACCAGGCGTAAAAATTACAAGATCTCCTTACCTCAGAGACTGTAGCCAAATATCAAATTATTTCGAAAGAGATATACCCCCTCTCTTAAATCCTTTCAATAGTAGAGGAACTATCGACGATCTTGGGTACGAATTAACTATTTCGAATGTTTCGCCGAGTGCGAGCAAGTTTGAAGTTGGTGATAGAATAGAGACTAGTAACGGTGTTGCTGGTGTCATATCCAGAATAGCAGAAATCGGCAGTGGTACCATCTATGTTAGAAATAACACAGGTCTTTTTGAATCAAACACTTCTATAACAACATCATCTGGCGGAACTGCGACGATTACAGATGTTGGGGAAGAAGATTATCCAAATAAAGACGTTGGGCGTGGCGGTGGTATGATACTCGCGGATCGCGCTCACGTCGATCAAGATTCGTTATTCCCATACATACTTGCGTTCGGCGCAACACCAAGAACTCAAAACGGTATTGGATATGTTGCGAAGAACGGCGCAGGCATTAACGGTATCAGCTCTCTATCGATCTTTTCAAGATGCTCTTTCTACGCCCTAAACGGTGGACAGATTACTCTAAACAACTCTGGAACACAGTTTGGCGATATATCTATGAGAGCAAAGGGTTCTACACCGGTTTTCAATCCTTATCAGACTTCAGTTTTACTATCTTCAAATACGGTTTTAGCTGACACTCTTACAAACAGCGCAAATACAATCATAGATGACTTAATAGATAACTACATTACCGCCAATACATCAGTTGGTGGTTTAGGTCTTCAAACTTATAACTCAACAAAATGCGAAAGAGACGTTGGGTATATTCTAGAAGGAGTCGGATACGATCTTGCTCTCGGAACGAACTATTGGTCCATCGTAAACGGCATCGCGTACAGAAGAGCAGAATCAGAAATCGTTGTGGATGAACAACTCGTCGAAACATCCGGCGCAATTGAATATCTTAAGACCACCGTCGCCGAGCTGTTAGAAGAAAGCCCAGAGAGCGTAACTCGAACAGACGATTCTTTCGATGAAATTATAGACATTCTAGAAAACGGCATAGCTTCTGCAGATGCGCTCGTATTCTCAAGCACAGGAAACACAAACTTTAATAAAGCAAGACTCTTGCTAATTGCAAATAGAACACTTATCAGAAACAGAGTAATAAGCTATATTAACACCACGTATCCGGCATTAGTATACGACGAAACATTATGCAGCAGGGATACAGGGTTTATCGTTGACGCGTTAACACACGATCTTAACTATAACAGTAACATAGCTACGATAGTAAATGCTGACGCGTATTTCACAAACGCAGTTAGCACGCTGCCAGTTGACCAAAGAGCTCCTACTGCAGACGCAATTAGATTCTTAGGTACGATTTGTTCTTCAATTATGTTGGGCACTCTTAGCGGTCAATCAACCGCTTCGGGCATCGCGACACAGGCTGAAGCAAACAGATGTATAGAACTAACAGGCATAATAGAAAGAGTGATATCTAAGAACAGTCTTCAAGAACTTCCTGGTGCTCAAGAGCCAGATCTTTCATGGGTTAGCACAGTTTATAAAAATAGCAAGGAACTAATTGAAAAGAACGTAAAGAAGTTAAAGAAGCTAACGGTTGCGTTTGTTAACTCTGAATACAACTTCATAGATGACAATTTAACTCGAAGAGATGCGCGAAATCTCATAACATCAATAGCGAACGATTTTAAACTTGGAAGACAAACAGGAACTAGAATATTTACAGCCGGATTGTTTAACTTCCAAGGTAAGCACGTGTTTTCAGTATTCAACCCAAACACGGTTGGATTAAATTACATCGGAAGTTATGCTTCTACTTCTGCGGTTAGTGCGACCACCGTCAATGTTAATGATGCCATCATAGTATACTCGTCACCATCTAACTTGTATGCAGGTACGGTTTACTATTCAAACGGTTCTGCCTGGGTTTCAGATGGAGCGAATGACGTCGATCTATTAAATGCCTTCACTGGATCGTTTAATCACATAAGAACGTATATTAAAAACAACATCACAACATCGGTAGCAAACGAAACTATGCTAGACGGATTGATAGACGACGTATTGATTGCCAGTGTAAGAAATCCTAGCGTTATTAATTTTGGAAGTCTCGTTGAAAGTCTTTCGCATCAATTCAACCTTGCATCAGCCGGTGTTAACATAAATGCGCTTCCACTAAACTTTAGAAGACTAGGTGCGCCGATTTCAGCATCTGCTTCTGTATCTCAAGAAGATGGTGGACGAGTAAGATGGTCCGGTGCAGACGAATTAAATAACCAATACTTCGCAAGAGGTCTTAAAATCAATGGTAGAACCGGTCGCCTTGAAGGAAGACCGTTTACATCTTCAGTTAGAAAACTAGCTCGTAGGGCTTCAAATAGTAGGGCAATCTTATGACAGCAAACACTGTAATCACGACAGTTAGAACATCGCAGTCTCCGGACGCAAAACCAGTAGCAGTAAATAAAACGCTAACAACAAATTTTGTTGAAATTATTTCAGTGCCTGATTTTGAAGTACCAGAACTTGTGTTTGGTGGTAGCTTTATAACCGCGCCTGGTGTAGCAGAAGTTATATCTCCACTTATGATTTCAAATAAAACACCAAATACCGTGTATGTAGATCTTCAGATATATCGTCTATATGATTACTCTACAGATCCAGTCACATCCGTCACTGGCACATTTTCTTTAGCAACAAACATACCAATTCCAGGATACGACGTGCTTCCGTTTCCACTCAATGGACAGTTCTTCTATAATGGAGATCTTCTTGAGGCGAAGGCGAGTACAAACGATGCTATAGACATTACATTATCGTTTACACTTGGGCAAGCAGAAGAATACTTGGAGGATTGATATATGACTCTTAAGACACTAAGAGGTAAAATTCCAATAATAGGGCCTGCTATTAAGCAGGCACTACCTATTCAATTAGATCCTACTGCATATGAAGGTTCTATTTTATACGCAGAAGATGGTGCATTAAGAATATCTGATGGAGCTAATTGGAACGTTGTAAGTCCAGGATCACAGGGTATTCAAGGCGTACAGGGTATTCAAGGCATACAAGGCATTGGCTCCCAAGGCATACAGGGCCCGCAGGGCGTACAAGGTATCCAAGGTTTTCAGGGCGTACAAGGGAATTTAGGGCCTGGTATTAATATCATTGGTTCCGTACCAGATGTAAATGTGGCTCCTCCAAATAACCCTCAAACTACTTTAAATGCCGCCTTTCCAGCAGCTTTAGCTGGCGACGCAGTAATTGACGAAGCACTAGGTGATGTCTGGGCATATAACGGCACAACTTGGATTAACGGTGGAGAAATAAGAGGCCCACAGGGTATACAAGGTACTCAAGGTATACAAGGTCTTCAGGGTAGCAATGGAAACACTGGCGGTCAAGGTACTCAAGGTTTTCAAGGTACTCAAGGTTTTCAAGGTACTCAGGGTATAAGAGGCGACGAGGGAATTCAAGGTACGCGAGGCTTTGTGGGAGAGCAAGGCACTCAAGGCATTCAGGGATCGCAAGGTGTTCAGGGTGATTTAGGAAACCAAGGTACTCAAGGTATTCAGGGCCCACAGAGTGTGCAGGGACCTCAGGGTGTACAAGGTAATTTAGGAAACCAAGGTACTCAAGGACTTGAGGGCGCAGCAGCATTCCAGGGCATCCAGGGTACACAGGGTCCTACTGGTATTCAAGGTGCGACTGGCGTTCAAGGTACAACTGGTTCGCAAGGCATTCAGGGTACAACTGGAACTCAGGGAACGATCGGTACTCAGGGAGCAACCGGTGTACAAGGAACGACAGGCACACAAGGTCTTACTGGAACACAGGGCCTTGGTGGTACTGGAACACAAGGTTTTCAAGGTACAACAGGCGAACAAGGAACGACGGGTACACAAGGTACAACTGGAACACAAGGAACTATTGGATCTCAAGGTGTCAGTGGAACAGTCGGCGGAACCGGTGTACAGGGAACTCAAGGACTCCAAGGCAATCAAGGTGAACAAGGACTTCAGGGAACTCAGGGTGAACAAGGAACTACTGGCTCGCAAGGTGTTGATGGTACTATCGGAGGCACCGGTGTACAGGGAACTCAAGGGACGACAGGCGAACAAGGAACTACTGGCTCGCAAGGCGTTGATGGTACTATCGGAGGCACCGGTGTACAGGGAACTCAAGGGACGACAGGCGAACAGGGAACGACCGGAACCCAGGGTGCTG